AGATACACCGGCACGCTCACCAGCGTGCAGGTCGCGGCAGTGGTGGTGCCGGGCTCATGACCGTCCGCATGATCCACCCCGACCTGCCGGGCCAGCCGATCCTCGCGAACGAGGCCGCCGTGGTCATCCACGAGCGCGCCGGCTGGCGGGTGGAAGACGAGAAGCAGCGCCCGGCTGTGCCGGAGATGCCTGCCGTGGTCCCCGCGGGTCACACGCAGATCGTTCATCCGGCGTCCGGCGCGTACGTCAACGTGCCGGATGAGTCCGTGTCCGCATACCGCCCGTCGGGCTGGCTCACCAGGGCCGAGCACGAGGCGAACCAGAGCGAGGCAGCGGCGAGGGCCGCGGCCGAAAGTAAGCCGAAGGCCGCCAGGCCGGCGGCGTCGTCTAAGGAGGAATAGCCGATGGCACCGCCAACCCTGACCCCCACGGTCCGCTACTTCCCGCCCGGCATCCGCAAGGTGTACTGGATGCCGACGACCGCCAACTACCTGGCGCCTACGCGGAGTGAACTGAACGCAGGCACGGACCTTTCGCCCGAGGTTGACACGATGACCGGCTGGTCGGTCACGTCCGCCCCCGTCGACGTGCCGGACATGGGCTCGCGGTTCACCAGCCAGGTTCCGGGCCGCCTCACGTCGGCGCAGAACGACATCACCCTGTACAACAGCCAGAACAGCGCCGACGCCCGGTCGCTGCTCACCCGTGACCTCAACGGCTTTGTCGTGGTCCTGTGGGAGGGTGACGTCACCGGGCAGTTCATGGACGTCTTCCCCGTGCGGGTCATGGCGCAGGCGTCCGACTCGACCGTCGAAGATCCCGGCAAGACGACGTACAGCTTCGCTGCGACGAAGCTGCCCGCCACTCGCGTCGCGATTCCGTAGCCATGCCGCGCCGTACCGGCACGGGGACGACCCAGCTGCGCGCGGTCATCGCCGAACTCCGCCGGCAGGACAACCTCGCCGTGACCCGGCAGATGCGCCGCGAACTCGCGGCCACGGCGCGGCCGTTCGTGCCGCGGATACGGGCGGCCATCCTCAACATCCCGTCCGGCGGCGGCGTGCCCTACCGCCAGCCGCCGGGCCTGCGGGCCCGGATCGCGGACTGCGTGCAGACCTGGGCCACCGGCGGGACGCAGGACAGCCCGGTGGTCCGGGTCGGCGTGGAGGTCAACTCCGCGCTCATGCCGGACGGCCAGAAGTCCCTGCCGCTGTACATGGACGGCGTGAAGCCCCGCTGGAGGCACCCGCTGTTCGGCGACACGGAGCACTGGTACGCGCAGGGCAACGCCCCCCATCCGTACTTCTACGCAAGCGTGGGCCCGCTCGGTCCGGCGTCGCGAGTGGCGATAGAGCGGGTGGCCGAGGACATCAAGCGGCAGATCGGCTAGTCTCTACGCAGCGTAGAACCGCGTTTCGGAGGAGCAGCCATGGGAGTACTGGGCCGGGAGCAAATCCTCAAGGCCGACGACGTCACAACCGAGGAAGTGGCCGTCCCGGAATGGGGCGGCTCCGTTCTTGTGCGCGGGCTCACCGGCCGGCAGCGGGACGAGTTCGAGGCCGCGCTGATCGAGCGGCGCGGCAAGCGCGCCGTCCCCAACACCGACAACATCCGGGCCAAGCTGGTCGCCCGGTGCTGTGTCGACGAGGCGGGCCAGCGGCTGTTCACCGACGCCGACGCCGGCGAACTCGGCAATCGCTCCGGTGCCGCGCTCGACCGGGTGTACGAGGTGGCCGCACGGCTGTCCGGCATCGGGGACGAGGACCTGGAGGAGCTGACCGAGGATTTCGGCAGTCCGAGTGGAGTCAGTTCATCTTCCGGCTCGCCCTCCGGCTCGGCAGGACCGTCGGCGAGCTACTCGACGGAGCCGACAGCAGAGAGCTGACGCAGTGGATCGCGTACGAGCGGTTCGAGGCTGAGCAGGCAGCCGGGGGCCGTAACGCGCGGATCGGCGGGGGACTTTAGCGAGGAGGATGCCAGGTGGCCACCATCGACCTGATCCTCCGCGCCATTAACAAGGCGACCGGCCCGCTGAAGGAGATCGCCGATGCGGCCGGCAAGGCCGCGGACAAGATCGACGCCCTGAACGACCGGATCGACAAGACCGACCGTGCCATGGCCAGCCTCGAAGGCGCCGCCCGCGCGGCGGAGGCCGGCATGCGGGCGGCAGGCCGCGAGGCGGGACTCCTCGGCGGGAAACTGTCGGACCTGAGCGACAAGCTGGACCGGCTGGACCGCACCGTGACGGCCAAGGTCCGGGTAGTCGTCGACCAGTCGGCCCTGGCCACGCTTACGGGTCGCGGCGGGCGGCGCGGCACGGCCGGCGGACTGGCCGCCATGCTAGGGCCAGGCGGCGTCGGCGCGGGCACCGCCTTCGCCGGCCTGCCCCTGCTGGCACAGGGAGGCGTCGTCGGCGTCGTCGCTAGTGCGGCGCCGTTCATCGCGACCGCCCTGTCCGGGGCGATCGTTGGCGCGCTCGGCACCGCCCTCACCGGCCTCGGCATCGCCGGGGCGCTGAAGTCCCAGCTGCCCGCCACGATCACCACGGCGCAGTCGTCCTACCAGACGGCCAGCACGAACCTGAACACCGCGATCCACACGTCCCCGGCGGACCTGAAGGCATACCAGGGCGTACTGAAGGGCCTGGAGCCCGACCTGGCACGCGCGGCGGTACTGCTGGCGAACCAGAACGTCGTCTGGCAGAACCTGACCCCGGCGCAGCAGAACGCGGAGACCGCGCTGCGCAACAACAGCGCCGCGTACAAGACGCTGCTGCCCGACCAGAAGCTGGCCCTGGAAGCGCTACTCAAGCAGCGGGACGCCTGGAACGCGCTGAGCCCGGCGCAGCAAAAGGCCGCCAGGGCAACGGCGGGCATGCAGAACTCGCTGGCCAACCTGCAGCAGACCGCGAGCGACGCCTTGACCAAGATCGGCGCCCCGTTCGTGAAGGTGCTGGGCACGATCTTCGACTCGGCGTCCACGCTGATCACGAAGCTGACCCCGGTGTTCGTGGCCGTGGAGAAGGTCATCGCCGGCCCCTTGCAGCTCATCGGCACCACCCTGACCAGCTCGCTGGCCTCGCCCCGCGTGGTCCAAGCGATTGGGCAGGTCGGCAAGGCGTTCGCCCAGTTCCTCGGCGCGTTCGCCCCGCAGATCCCTGGGATCGTCAACGCCCTGGCCACCGGCGTGCTGTCGATGGCGAACTCCTTCACGCGCCATCCCGACATGATCAAGGCGATGGCGGCGGTGGTGGCGTTCCTGTTTAAGCTGCCCGGCTACGTCTTTTCCGCGCTCGCCGCCCTGAGCAACGTGGCGCACTGGCTGGCCACCGGACTGCCGCACGAGGTCAGCCGCGGCATCGACTTCACCCGGAAGCTCCTCATCAGCTTCGGCCATGACACGGCGGCCGAGTTCGGCCACGTCCTCCGCGACACCCGCACCATCTGGAATGACGTGTACGGCGCGACGATCGGCGTGGCTATCCGGATCGGCCACGACGTCGAGACGCAGTGGGACAGCCTGAGGCACGGCACCGCGAGCGCCTTCGACCACGTCCGCCACGACATCGCGGGCGCGTGGAATGACATATGGCTCAACACCGTCAGCCGCGCCGCCAACGGGGTTTCCGACGTGATCCGGTGGCTGAAGACCCTGCCAGGCCGGGCGGTGTCCGCCGTCGGCGACGCCGGCAAGGTGCTGTACGACTGGGGCGCGGGCGTCCTGCGCGGCCTGCTGCACGGATTCAGCTCCGTGTGGGACACGGTGAAGAACTTCTTCACCTCGCTGCCAGGGAAGATCCTCGGCTGGCTCGGCATCCACTCCCCGCCGCAGTGGTCCATTGACGCCGGCATGCACATGGCCACGGGCATCGGCATCGGCCTGCAGAAGGCCAAGGACAGGGTCTCCTCCGCCACCGCCGCGCTGAAGAACCACGTGGTCGGCGGCCTGCAGAACCCCGGCGGGCCGGCGGCCGGCAGCGCGGTGCAGGCGCAGCAGATGGCGATGAAGATGGCTGCCCTGGTCGGCTGGACCGGGGGCCTGTGGACGGACCTGAACAACCTGGTGATGCGCGAGTCCGGGTGGTCCATGACCGCCACCAACCCCGCGTCGGGCGCGTACGGCATCGCCCAGGGAATCACCGGGCCGAGCTGGTACTACCAGTGGCCGGGCGGCGACCCTAACACGCTGTTCGGCCAGCTCACCGGCCTGTTTGACTACATCGGGTCCCGGTACGGCAACCCTGCCTCCGCCTGGGCGCATGAGACGAACGCCGGCTGGTACGCCGGCGGCACCGGGTCTGCCGCGCCGGGCTGGGCATGGGTCGGCGAGCGAGGGCGGGAGCTGGTGCACTTCCGCGGCGGCGAAACCGTCCTGCCGCACGCCCAGTCGATGCGGGTGGCCGGAGGCTACGCCTCCGGCACCACCGACGCGGCCCTGCTGCGCTCGCTGGAGGCGAGCCTGAAGACAGCGAGCACCGTGGCGGCCCTGCACGCGGACGAGAAGGCGTTCTTCAAGCTGATCGCCGACAACTACACCGGCAGCGCCCGCCGCTGGCGGGACAAGATGGTCGAGCGCCAGGTCTCCGCGGCTACGGCCACCCTGAACGCTCTCGCGAAGGTCGGCAGCAAGATCGCCGCTGCCCAGTCCTACCAGCAGTCGGTGCAGTCCGGCCTGTCTGGCTACGCTCGAGCGCAGGACATGAGCATCGGCGGCGCCTACGTGGGCGGCAAGCTGCAGACCGGCGCCCAGTTCCTGAACACTCAACTGCGCGGCAAGCTGTCCACGCTGCGGGCGTTCAGCGCCGCGCTGAAGAAGCTGACCCGCATGCACGCCCCGTCCTCGCTGATCCAGTCAGTGGTGGACCTCGGCCCGGACCAGGGCATCCAGCTGGCTAACGAGCTGCTCGCCGATCCGAAGATGCTCAAGACTATCGGCGCCACCCAGGCCGCGATCAGCTCCACGGAGACGGCCATCTCGCGCGGCGCGGCCAGTGCCGTATATGAGGGCAAGTACGACACGAGCAAGAATTTCCTGTCCGGACTCACCCGCGAGCAGGCGGGGCTGGAGCGGGTGTTCAAAAACCTGGGCCGGGCGCTCGGCCAGGAGGCGGCCTGGTGGATCGGTCACCAGGCGCCCGCCCACCATTCCCACCGCATTCACCACCTCCGGCACCGGCACCCGCGCCACGCCTCCGGCGGCATTATCGCCGAGCCGGTCTACAGCGAAGCCGGGTTCGAGCCCGGCCTGCCCGGCCGCGGCGGGCCGCTGATTCACATCGGCGAGATGCACGTGCATGACGAGGCCGACGCGACCATGGTCGCCCAGCGGCTGAGCGCGATGATCCGCCTGCACGGCGCGGGCTTCGGCGGAGGCTTCCGGTGACCGTCACGGCGGTCACGCTGACCGACCCGGCATCGGGCGCGACCTGCGTCCTCATGCCGCGCGACGGCGTGGCGGCGCAGAGGCTCGACGTTACGGGCACCGCCCGGACGTCGGGCGGGTCCGGCTCGTCGGTTTATGACCGGGTCGGCGCGCACGGCTCCTACGACGTCACCAAGTACCTCACCGAGGCATCCGTGACGCTGACGATGGTCCTGTACCCGCCGTCGGACCCGGCGCAGTCCATCGAGTCGGTCTGGGACACGATCTCGGCGCTGCTCGACCCGGCACTGCGTCCGGTGCTGGTCGTCTCCAATGACGCCTGGCAGGGCGACCGCCAGATCACGTTGCGCTACGACTCCGACTCCAAGCCGTTTTCCGACCCGACGAACTGGGCCGTCCAGGTGAGCTGGAAGGGACCGGACGCCGTATGGGAGTCTGTCGCGGCATCGCAGTACCAGATCCCCGCGTTCATAGCGACTCCGGCCGGGGCGTTCGTCACATCCTCCGGTCTGCTCGTGACCTCGTCGGGAGAGTTCCTCGTCTCCGGCCCCGGCCCGCAGCAGTCACAGATCACGAACGGATCGTTCGCCGCGCACTGGCAGGCCGCCCTGTACGGCCCGTGCACCGGGCCCGACCTGATCAACGCCAGCTCAGGCGACTCACTGAGCTTTCCCAGCCTGACGCTGGCCGCGGGCGACTACGTTTTCCTCGACTCGCGCCTCCAGACGGCCGTGCGCGCGTCCGACGGCGCCGACGTGACCAGCACGCTGAAGTTCCCCGCCTCCAGATGGTGGCTGCTGTCCGCCGGGACCAGTCTCATCACCTACGCCCCCGCGTCAGCCTCTGGCGGCTCGGAGGCGGTCCTGACGTTCCGCCCCTCATGGAAGGCCTAGCCCGGTGACCCTGCACACGCCCGTGTACTGCCAGCCGACAGCCGGGGACGTCAACTTTCCCAACGGCATTCCGTTCAGCGCGCAGGAGCTGCGCCGGAACACCCAGGCGCTGCTGTCGGTCATCAGCCCCTCCTTCCAGAGCGGAGTGACGCCGCTGGACGGGCAGTTCGCCGTCTCCCAGCGCGCCGGCGGCGCGAACTTCAGCGTCGATGTCGCCGCGGGGCACGCCTTCGTCGTCGGGACCGACATTGCCAACCAGTCCGCCTACGGCTGCTGGAACGACGCCGTTGCCAACATCGCCACTCCGGCTCCCCCGGCGTCGGGCACCGAGGTTCACCGCCTGGTGCTGCAGATCGAGGACAAGTTCTCCAATGCCGTGTGGACCGGCTACACCGCTAACCTGACCCTGCTGGCCGACACCGGCTCGGGCACTCCGGCGGCTCCCGCGTCGTCGATCACGCTGGCGCTGATCTCCATCGCGGCCGGACAGGCCAGCGTGCTCAACGCCAACATCTCCGACCAGCGACCGATGCTCCCAGGGCCGGGCGAGCTGGTTACCGTCCGCAAGCCCGCGGACCTGAGTCGCACCACGACGACGCTGAGCATCGACCCGGACCTGCAGATACAGCTCGCGGCAAACGCCGTCTACCGGGTGACCGCAAGCGTTCCGTATTCGACCACGGCCAACGGCATCAAAACCACGTGGACCGTCCCGTCCGGAGCCGGAGGCATTTACTCCGTGGCGGGCTCGGGCAACACCAGCGGATACGCCTGGACGGACGTGCCGGCGTTCTCGTCGTCCAGTCCGGGCGGCATCATGCTGGAAGGGATACTCACGACCTCATCCGCGGGCACGTTCGGCATCCAGTGGGCATCCAACACCGGCGCGACGGCCCTGGCCGTAAAGGCGAACTCGTTCATCGAACTGCGCAGGATTGCGTAACGGCCCGTGAGTAACAACGTAACTGTCGACTTCACGACGAACGTCCAGTCCGTCGACCCGCTCGGCGTCGGGCTGGTGCTGTCGGAGTTCGGCGGCAACCCGATCCCGTTCGTAGGGAACTCGGGCTGGAACACACTGCTGACGAACCTGGCGCCAGGCCACATGCGCGCCAGTCTCGCATGGTACGGCGGCAACCCCGGCTACGGGGCAGGCGGATCTTCCCGCACGCCGGGCACCGGAGCCCCGCTGATCGCCGCGATCAAGGCGACCGGCGCGATCCCGCTGATCAGCTTCAACGGCGACAGCTCGGACAACGGGTTCAAGACCGCCGATGCGGGCAGCATTGTCCACTACTTCAACGACAATGGCGGCCAGCACAACGGCCCCGTCCGCTACTGGAGCGTGGGCAACGAGGCCGGCAACTCGGCTCCCTACACGTCCTCCAGCGGCGACGGGTCGGCTCCTGCGGCCCTGTCGGCGATGAAGTCGGCTGACGGGACGATCAACGTCGGCCTCCCGGCGGCGCCATTCTGGGACACGAACTTCCTGACGTGGGCGGCTGGCGTTCCGGGGCTCAACGCCCTGAGCTACCACGCCTACGACGGGGCTGACGCGCCGGGCAGCGACAACGGCGGCGGCGGGTTCTACGACACCTCGCAGTACTACCGGCAGACCGGCACCATGCGCCAGATGAAGGCCGGCGTGCTGTACGGCGTGGAGGAGTTCAACTGGAACTCCCAGGCCACCGCGGCGGGCACCATCGCCGCGATGACCAGCTGGAAGGGCACGGTATGGATCGCTGACGTGCTCGGGCAGCTCCTGGCGTCGGGCGCTCACGGCACCGTCTACAGCGACAGCAACGCCGGCCTGTCGATCATCAGCGACGGCTTTGCCGGCCTGCCCGCGTTCGGCACGCCGATGCCCGCGTACTGGGGCATCGGCATCTGGACCGGCATGTCGTCCCAGTTCAAGCGCTACTCGGCCAATGTGGTCAGCGCGTCGACGACGTTCCCCAACACGAGCGTCTCGGTGTACGCATGCGACAACGGCAAGATCGTCGTCATCAACAAGGCCACCTCGGCGCAGGCGCTCACCATCGGCCTGACGCTGGCCGGCGGGAAGACGAGCGGCACGTACGACGTGTGGGCCAGCAACATGGGCAGCCCCACGTCGGCGATCACTCACGTCGTTACCGCTGCGGCGTTCAGCGGGTCGGTGATCAGCTACACCATCCCGGCCGGCACGGCCGTCTCGATCGACGTCACCGGCACCGGCGGCGGCACTGGCGGCGGCGGCGGCACCGGCGTTGCCCTGTCGAACAACCTGGAGTCGGGCAGCGACGGGACGGCGATCACGACGGCGAACTCGCCGTCGCCGAACGCATTCGACTCCGTAGCCGTCACCGGCGGG